TCTCACGATAGTTGTAAGAAACGTAAGAATCTACTTCATTAGATGCGGCACTTGGGTAAAACCACCAAATTTCACCATATGTAGAATTGTGGACGCAATAAACTTTAGAAGACTGAGTTAAGTTCATATTGCTAAATACGTAGTCTGAAACATCAGAATTCAATGGTTTTACAAAGCCATCGTACATCCAGAATCCCGAACCAGACATCCAAATACAAGCATTGTCAGTAGCAGCTACCGATTGCTTAGAGATAACACCACAACCAGATCCAATGCGCTCAAAGCTATAAATGAATGGAGGACCAATGTATGTGGCAGTATGTACATCCACATCAGTAAACAGAATAGTCGCTCCACGAATGCGTTTAGCGCACATTAAAGAGCCAATAGTGGTTAACTCAAAGTCGCCAGCTTGGTTAGTGGCGGCAGGAGTCCATACAGTATTGTTTTCTTGGTCACACCATTGAACTTTACGGGGGTTTCCACCTGCACCTAATGCAAATAAGAATCGTTCTTGAGTAACGATAAGACCTGTACAACTAGTTGGTGCGTTAGTAATAGCAACTGCATCATTAGCAGTATTTAATTGCCATTCAAGTAACTTTCCATCTTTAGATGAGCAAGCAACCAAATATTCACCAAAGGTATCCAAGCTCCAAGTAGTAGCAGGGGTATATGATCCCAAATCTGGTCTGGCAACACCATAAGCAGATGCGCCATAAGTGCCATAGCCATAACCAATTTTAAGCACTGCATCTGCGTCACCAACAGTAAATGATGTTGGTGTAATGTCTGTAAGACCACCAGCTTCATTCATTGCATATAGTTTTGAATGCGTACCAATTCCAATACGTCTGTTATTTGAGTTATCACGCCAGTTAATTAAACCACGGGCTAAACCTGTCATTTGATTGGTGGAACGCTTCCTCCAACCGCCTACTGGACGAATAGTATTTTCGTACCAACGTACTAAGTTTGCGCTATTCCAACGACCTTTAGACTGATATTCAGTCCCATTTTTGTATACGCCTGGAGGAATTTGTAGTGGAATGTAAGCCATGTTCGTATTCTATAGCGTAGGTAGGTTAGATACAAAGCTCATTGTGACAATGGCTGATGGGACTGCTGGCCTTGTGGGGCTTGTTCCAACTGGATATTGCTCAATCGTGACACCAACATCTGTTGGCCTCCACATAATTTCAACGTAATCATTGGCATTCAAGCTTAAATAATAATTCATGGCAGCGACAGTGTTAAACGGGTCGCCAATGCCTATTCTTGGTGAAACCCCAAACCTTCTATTTGAGTTTGCTAGATTTGTGCCGTTGACCTTAAACCACACATCTGCATTCTGCGAGGTAATTGTTGCATTTGAAAGCTGAATGGAAAACTGCAAGTTCCAGATTCCCGCATCAGCTACAGTGATTCGGCTACTGCTTGCAATCGTCACTCCATTAGAAAAATCTGTGGTATTAAATGTGACCGCATAAGCTGTTGTAGTGTTAGCAGCCACTTGATCTGTTGAGTCTTGAAAAGCTCCATGTGGATTATTCAAAAACTTACCACCACTTGGGCCAATGACAGACTGTATTGAATTAACTATCTTTGTAAAAAACAACCTCAAAAGTCCATTATTTTGATTCTGGACACTTTGAGAATAGACAGGTCCTGATGTACCCAATGAAGGTATAGCAGGGATGTCTAATTGTTGCTTTACATTAGCCATTACTTTTTAATCAAAGTCTGCCAGACAGCACCAGCCGCCATGATCAAACCACCCACCCACAGAATAGGCTTGGCAGCAGAAGCCACCCAACCCAAGACCTTAAAAGCCCCATCAAGAGCTTTTATAGCCTCTACAAGACCACTAGTGTTCTTGTCTATAGTATCTACCTTAGTTTCAACTGCAAGCAGTCTTTCGTAGATTTGACTGTGGGTTACTTGGTCTTCCATGATTAGGCATTTCTAGCCGCTTCAGCCGCAGCCTGTGCCGCTTGATAAGCCGCTACTACTTCTGTCGTCCAGACTGTATTGCAAATAGCAACAACATTAGCTGGAACGCCTGTCAGGTCTTGTGCGGGCGTAAGGCTTGAACGATGGTAGGTTTGGCTAATTTGATTTCCATCTTCCATGATGCGAGTTGCTTCACGATAGAGGACTGTGCCAGTTTCGGTTACTGTAATTTGGTCAACAGTTGTGGTTTTAGTAAGTGACATGATTTTCCTTTGGTTAGTGTCCGACTTGATAATCCAATCAAGTTAATTAAACGAAATAGGTTAATGTAATGTTAAGATATTTTGAGTCGGCATTAAAATTACCTATTGGTATTCCAGCTTGTGCTACACCATTTTGCGTAGCATAAACATCAATGTGTGATTGATTTGCACCGACAGCGAACAAAACACCTGTTTTACTTGTTCCCCAAGAAAAGTCTCCGTTTAGAGCAGAAACGCCTGAAAAAGTGCAATCATCAGAAGTGGCTTGAAACGGCAAACCAGTAATTTTTAAATTTCCTGAGCCGCCTGATGAATTGTTTTGAATACCACAATAGATTGTTACTTGTTTCCCAATCTTTACGTATCTTCCAATTCTTGTAGGGTAAGAACTAACAGTAGGGTTTGTTGTCGTTGCCGCAACAGTAGGTGTCCAATTACCTTCTTCGTAGTCATCTAGCGTATTAGCGTCTGATGATGCTGATTGAGTTGCGGGGAATGTGATGCCAGCACCGCTTGATGATGGGGTTGCATCTCCAACACTAATTGTTGTTTTTGATTGAATACCACCTGCCGCAGGAATTCTGGCCCGTTCTGTGTTGTTAGTAACTAGCGCAAGAAAAGCATTTGATGTTGTACCAATTGATGCTTCCGAACTTTGATAAGTTTGAATCTGGACAACTTCAGTTCCGTTATATTGCAATTTAAGACTTGAGACATTGCCTGTGCCATTGACAATAATTCGTTGTGTTGCGTCTGTCGTTCCACTAATGTGAAGTTGGGCTGTGGGTGTAGTTGTACCAATACCAACTTTTCCAGTTGTGTAATAAATATCAGAACCAGTAGTTGTCCATTGGCTTGATGCTATAGATGCCCAAGTACCATCACCACGCCAGTATGTTGAAGAACTAGCAGATGTTCCTGAGTTTAGATTTGTAACTGGTAAATTTCCTGTTACACCTGTGGTTAAGGGAAGGCCAGTCGCATTTGTCAGTGTTACTGATGTTGGAGTTCCAAGAATTGGAGTCACTAAAGTTGGTGAAGTTGACAATACATTATTGCCTGATCCAGTTGATGTGCCAACACCAGTTCCACCCTTAGTAACTTTAAGCAATGGACCCGCATCAAACAATGCGTCAATAGAGTCCAAATCGGTATTAATCTTAGTACCCCAAGTGTCTGTTGAAGCGCCAACTTCTGGCTTTGTTAAGCCTAGGTTTGTTGTAGTTGTATCTGCCATGTTTTACCCCTAAGAGAATTATTTAAACTGAAACTGTTGTCCAAGACTCTGCGACATCCTCAATGGGAGTCCAAGTTTCTGAAACGTCTGCTTCAGTTTCCCATTTCTTTCTAGCATTAATTACAACGCTAGAAGTATCAACAAATATTGCCTCAAAAGGCCGCTTACGATTATATTGAATATCCAAAACACTTGTTGCAACAATATTAACATTTCCAACGGCACTAATACCACCCGCAACTGTTATTACAGAAGTATCAACAACTGCAATTGTGGCATTGGCAATTCTTACTGCATCTACAGATACTGTGCTAGTTGAGCTTATCGCAAACTGAGCATCTTTTATCTTATCTCCGCTGACAACCACAGTAGAGGCAGAGGCAATAGCAAGCGCACCTAAGTACGCTCCAAAGGAGTATGCACCCCCACCATAATCGCCACGCCCGTAAGCTGCCATATCAACTCAATGTGATAGACAAACTAGAAGCAGGAATACGGAAAATATCTCCGTCATTAATTGCTTTTGAGGTAGTCAAGGGCGCCCAGGCAAGCAAAGTCCCACTAGTTGAAGCATCAAAAATACCTGCCCAACCAATTGTTCCCCAATTTCCACCAGATGCAGCGGCAAACTCAATCGCAGCAGCATTGGTGAAAGTTGTTGCAGTACCACTACCAGAAATAGTTCCTGTAACTACACGGGCATAACCATTACCAGACACTTCTGTACCGCCACCAGTATCACTAGGTGCGGCAGTAAACAATCCCACATACCAAGCGGTAGGACGAGTTGCAGAACCTGTTGTAAACAAGTACGTTAGTGCAAGATTTTCTG